CACCCATTTTTGCCGAAACCATGTTCGTAAATCTTCATTGATGTTTTGCATTATTTCATCACTGTCGCTGTGGTTACAACACCCGCAATGAATCCCGTCACCAACATCACCTTTCTACTAGGCAAAGGAATACCAAACATCTTGTTAGGATTCTTTGGAGCCTGGGGAATATTTATCACAACCTTTTGCAGACTGTCACGGGACAATGTTAGTAAATTGATTACGTTGTCTTTACTGTTTAATGCTTTATTTAATTGACCAATTTGTGTATCTTGTGTGTTAATAGTATTTTCTTGTTTGTCGATAATAGAATCTTGTATACTAATAATTGATGACATATGAAGTATTGAATCCGTGACAGTCTGCGGCATGCCGGTTTCTTTCAATAATGAATCACGTTTGTTTTTCAATACAGACGTTGTTTTTCTTAATGCTTTTACATCTTCAGCATAGTCATTGGCTTTTTCTTGTGCAAGCTGGGCTTCGGTTTCTTCAATGATGATTTGTGTTTTTAAACTGTCTGCAAACTTCACCGCAGAATCAGCTTGTGCTTGAAACTGCTTATATTGTTGAATATACACATCCATTTTATCTTTACTGCCACTATCAGCATACATAAACACCAACCAAACGGCGACGGATGCTGCGAGTAGATATTTAATTTTAGATGACATATTCATGTTCCTGTGAAAGATATAACTATTTATCTGTTACTTTAGTAGTGCGTGAAATTCTTTGAAGTGTTTGATACGGTCATCCAATCCAATGGTGCCACCGTTCACTTTCTTGGTGATGGCAGTAACATCAGCATCCGTGGCACCCTTGTCTGACAAGGCGTTCAATCCACGTGAGTTCCAGAACCATGCAGCCGAGAGCAATGGATACTTTGTTGCCACCAAGTCAGGTGTTTCCGTGATATTTTCTGGCACCACTTTGTCAAACGCAGCGTAATTGTCCTTGCCGGTGAGTTGAATGTATCCCCGCCCACGATACTTGTATCCTTCTCCAGAGGCTTCGGCGCCATTGCCCATACGACTTGCATACACTAGATTTGCAATCTTCTCGGGCTTACGCTCATACTGCAACGCCTTGGCTTCAGTTGGGAAATACTTTTTGAAAATGCCCATCAATCCTTTGGCGCCGTAATTTAAGTTTTCATTGACAGCTTTGAAGTTGCCTGATTCATGTCCACATTGAGACAAGAAATGGCATAGGCGGAGAGCTGTATTGATTTGAAACTTCTCCATGACTTCAGGTATTTGTGCGATTACTGCATCAGGTACGTGCCCCTTTAATTTACTGATATCCATACTTATCTCCTCTTAGTTACAATTCCATTTACGCAATGCTAATGCTTTACGTGTTGGGCGACCTTTTTCGTCTTTCATTGGACCAGCCATGCCAGACATTCTAGCACAAAATGATTTTCTACGTTTTGCGGGTTTACTACCTGGCGTTAATTTACTAGGTTTAGTGGTAACCGCCATGCTCAGTTTTGAACCTGGATTCTCACGGCGATAAGAAGCAATCCCTTTGCGATTTAATCCGCCTTCTGGATTTTTACCTTCTTTACGTTGCCATGCGGCACTTTCATTTGCTGATATTTTGTTACCCGCTGTAACTGCATCTTTATGTGCTTTGGAATTACGAGGTGCTGGGCGTCCACCCCGAGCTCTCTTGGCTCTGATGTTTGCCCATAACCCTGGCTTTTCTTCATTTAAAAATTGTTTAAATGTTAACACTATTCTACCCCTAGTCCTTCTCGGACCTGTTGTATGAGATTGTCCACGACAACTTTAGTTGCTGTTGATGGAAGCCCCTTCTTGAAATTTACACGGTCATTTTTTAGGGCATACTCACGCATCTTGCTTGATGACATACCCCCAGCGCCATCGGCATCAGGGTCACGCTCTCCTGCTGATACAACATCTAATACTTTATAATTGTAATCTGTCCCACCATTATATTTTGCCAACAATCTAACATATTCTTGTACTCTGTCTGACCCGGCAATCATGATGACTTTATCATATTTTCCATTGTTATTTTTCAGTACACTGAACAATGTGGGATTTTGAGGACTTGCTGTGTCAAAACTCACGTTAGGAAACAACCACTCAGCATAATATAATTTCGTATCAACATCAAGTGGGTTTTTCTTACCGTCTTGTGTGTGTGACAATACAACTACATGGTCTGCCTTTTCTGCTTTTGCTACTGATAATACTTTATCAATTAATTTCTTATGTCCTATTGTTGGCGGGTTAAAACGACCAAATGCGAACACAAGCGTTTTTAATTTCTCGGTACTTTCTTTAGGCTCTGCTGCAGGTTTTGCCCAATCCTTTACTGCATTAAAGTTTGCCGAAGAAAATTCCATACGATTCACCAACTTCACGGCATTTCCTTTCTTGTCTACTGCAACATATCCTTCAGGGTCAGTATGCTTAAATCCCTCAGGAGTTTCAATGAACGTATCAATACCTTGTGCTTCGTTCAACCGATTCACCAAGATGTTTTTCATGACTAACAAATTTTCATATAGTGCAAACACCGACTTCAAGTTCACTGCATTTGCTTTCAAATATGCCTGGGTGTTTTTTCGAATCCCTGAATATTTCTCTTTGGCAATTACAGTTTTTACACCCTCTTCCTTCTTGTTTATTCTTGCAATAATAAAATCATCTAACCCAGCTAATGAACGCTGTGTTATCGGTGTACCTGCACGAACCAATGTATTCACAAAAATCTTAAACAAAAAACCTACTGATAAATCTCCTTCCATTGCCGATATATCATTTAAAAACTTCTTAGCAGTTAGTGCGTGTGTTTTGGCGGAGGCTAATTTTGTACTAACCGTACGAGTTTCCTGTGCCGTCAGCGTCATTTTTCCAGAAACATCTTTGTATGCCGCATCCTCGATCCAGGCTGTCTTAGATTTTAGCTTGCCCACATCTACACCAAACGTAGCTGATAGGGTGTTAACCGCACCAGTACCTGTATATTTAGTATGGAAGACTATTCCAAGCTTGCTTTGCAACATCTTAACACCCAGGGGGTCACTTGTTGGCACAGCATACATGATGGTGTTGGGCTTGAACGTAACATACTGAGCGCCATCAATAGTTTGTATTTTCTTGGATGATGTAGTAAACATGATGTCACCTTGGAGCACATCGGTGATACCCAAATCTTTCAGTTCTCGGAAGGCAACTTTTAATGTTTCTGCCAATCCTCCGGTATGATAAAAATCAATTAGCTCCTCTGAAAACCCAAGTTTAGGTGTTTTCGCAAAGACTCCGTGTTTTGTCCCGACAAAGAAAAACCCAGTCTCAGGATCCTTTCCACAAACAATCGCAGGCGCTCCATCCCACTTCACACTGATGCTTAGTTTATTCGGAGCGGTGCCCTCAAATAACTGCAAAAGCGCCTCAACAAACGCAATGGATTGTTGGGCGCCGGCATAACCTAGATTGATGATGTCATCTTCTAAGTGCTCTAAGTGTGTGTTTTTCTTACCTGTCTGAGTCGCCATGTTTCACCAGAATTAAAGACTCTAGTATTTATGATGTTTTACAGGTTAGATATTCGATTCCAACGAAGAACTCGCATATATTCTGCCTGTTTAATCTTCCACAGTTGTTTTACGCGACGGTTCTTGGCATTTTTAATCATGGTATTGAAGTTATTCAGAATCTTTTCGCTTTGTTCAATCATTTCCATAGTTTCGTAGGTGGGGGCAATTGTTATAGGATTGATAAAGTTTTTCAGATCCGGAGAGTCAACATCATGCTCATGATTTTCCAGATTACATATTTCCTGGAAGTTTTTGAAAAACCAAGCAGGGGAGGCAATCATGGCAACGAATACTGCCATCGTTACGGTCTTTGCAAGTACCATGACTGCCTCCCTGTCTAGTTGTTTAGCGACCGCCGAAAGGCTTACTGCCTGCGATACGGTAGGCAATTGCTACCATGGCGCGGTTAGGCGTGCCAACGCGATACTGCGTTGTTCCAGTGGAACTGGTGTTCGTGTAGACACATACGCCAGTGGAGCGAAGGTCGTTGATACGGGCGCGAAGGTTCTTAACACCGAACCGACTACGAGCCTGTGCTACCGTGATGGTACGACCAGTGGACAAATACGTGAGCAACTTTTCATTCTGTGTCATAATAAACTCCATTTTGCCACTGCATGTCAAAGATGTTAGGTCGTGGCGGTTAACGTTAACATCGTGATATATGGTACGGTTTTCATGTCATTTGACAAAGAGATGACCGCAAACTCAGGGATTTTTTTAATTGAAGGTCCGATGTCCCCGACAAACCAATTCTATTACGCCTTAGGCACTGATGTCGCGCTAACAATCTTAGGCGTAGGAATATACCGAGCCGCTGCGACTGCAATGGCATCCTGATATACCGAGGCGACAATGACATCATCCTTGAGTGAGCGAAGATGCTCAACTGCCTGCTTCTTACTCATAGCAGTGGGCAAGTTAACCCAATGGGGGGCTGATGCACCAATTGTCTTGGCGAGAGCCTTGCCGAAACGCAACTTGTCGTTCGTGAACCGAATCTTGGTCCCCATGACCTTGCCATTGACACGGGCGCCGCCCGTGGAAAAACATACGAACCGAATTTTATCTGTGTTCTTCATGATATATCTCCTTGTTGAAATAAAAGAAGTGTTACTTTTCACTTACCTATTAATACTACAACATGTGCTGCCATTTGTCAAGTCCTATTTTTTACCACTTTCGTCATCGAAATTGAAGTATGATGAGGCGTCATAATATCCTTCTCCGAAATTAGATAAGCGCTCAAGATATTCTTGTTCTTCAACATCATTCCAGGTTTTCTGATTTTCGTTTACCAATGAACTTTCAGGTGTCTGGGGTGTCTGATGGTTCATCCTGTTTTCTTTCATTTTTCTACCCTCGTTTAGGTTATACTTTAAATATAACACCCTACACATGAAAGGTCAAGGGCTAGCTAAGTCATTGATTTACAACGACTTACACAGGCACCGGACATTGAGCTGACGGCAACCACCGCCATACTTTACGCAATAACGATTTTTTCAGTCTATTCCAGTCCGTGCCCTTGAATGTGTCTTTATACAGTTTATAACTATCCAATTTTCGCTGTTTATCAATATATCGAATAATGGTGTTTGGATTGACATTTGGATAATATTGTTTGATTTCCATGGCAATATCATGCGCGTGTGCTTCTATTTCACACCATGTGCTCAAATACTCTATTTGTTTTAACTGTGGTTTAGACAATTTATCAGAATGATGAACTTTTATTGATCGTTCCGAATGTTCTGGGCGAAAGGCATATTGAATTTCATGAAGAAACTCATGCTGTGTCACCTGTGAAAACATGAAAATAAATTCAGCGTAATTTCTTTTTGTGAATCTGAATGTTCGTCTATTGCTGGCAAAGTGCACAAAAATTCTAATGGCATTTTCATCTTTGTCCGTGTCAAAGTATCCAGAAAATGAATAGTATTGTAGTTTACTGCCATTTTCAATTCGAAGTTTCGTGTCACGCTTCACCACAAGTTTTGCTCCCAACGGGATCAAAATTTTATTTAATTTTCTACTAATTACACCATAAGACAGTTCTTGCCCAACGATTTTTTCGCTAGGAAAGTGGTGTTTCAATTCTTTGTGTAATTTACTAGCCAAATACATTGGAACCCCCATTGTTGTCAAACTGAGGTCAAGTCCAAATTCAAAGCTATTTATATGGAACCACTTTTATAATTTAAATCCTTCGAAATTTCGGTTAAAATTCTTTGAAGTGGTAAAATTTGGTTTAGTGGATGTTTTCGTGTCATCCTGAACAATGTTCTTTTGTGCTGAAGCATCAACATCAAACAGACGCATTTTATTCCTGTCAACACCTATCACAAATCGTTTGTTTGATGCCAAGTCATTATATCTATTTTTCAGTTGTTTTACCATGAATTGTCCCAGTTTTTCTAAATCCTCTGTTGTGACGATTGCAAACATAAAGTCTGCTGTTGCAGGGAGACCGAATGACTCTGACGTATCTGTAATTTCCACATCAGAATTTGAAAATCCACTACGAGTTGTTTGTGTTGCTGACACAATAGGAACATTTGCCTCAACTGCTAATCCACGAAGTTCTTCTGCGATGCCTTTGATGTAAATGTAACTATTCACACTCCCAGACATTTTGAATCGGCTGCTCGCACAGATGTTCAGATAATCAATGAAGATGATATCAGGATGAAACTCTTTCTTCAAACTGAGTTCATTTAATAACGCACGAAAATGCCCAGCATGTGCTGATGCCGTAGGATATTCTTTGATGATTAATTTTCCCTCTGTCTTATTCTTAATTCGTGTAATCCTATCATCAAACATTTGCTTTGGGAGATTCTTCAAATCATCCATGGTCACGTTCATCAAGTTGGCATCAATACGTTCGGCAATACGTTCCTCTGCCATTTCCATTGTAATGTATAGAACATTCTTGCCTTGACTTAAACTCGCAGCCGCCATGTGACACATGAACAATGATTTGCCCACACCTGTGCCTGCCAAACAAATGTTCAATGTTTTTTTAGGCAATCCCCCTTTTGTGATTTTATTAAACATATCCAAATCAAAGGGCAATCGTTCTTCTTCCCTGTGATAGAAATCAAATCTGCCGTCGGAATCATTAAGATAATCATGCCCCACGGAGTTATCAAAACTGATACCCAGAGCATCTTTTAGAATTTCAGGAATAGCTTCAGATGTGAATTTCTTATCCTTGCCATCAATAATCTGAATGGATTGAACAATAGCGTTGTATACTGCCTTGTCTTTACAGAACTTTTCAGTTTCATTCAGTAACCAGTCTTTGTTTGTTTCAGTAGGAACAAACGTTTGAATGTCTGTGTTCATCTTCTCAAACTCATCTTCCGTTAGCGTCTTGTCATTTTGAAAAACAATTGACAATGCACTTATCGTCGGAGGAGCGTTATACTCCTCAACAAATGTATGAACATGTTGAAATATTTTCTTCTCGGACCAATCTATGAAATACTCCGCCTTAAGAAAGGGGATAACCTTTCGTAGATATGTGTCATCATGTAGTAAATTGCTCAGTATCAATGTCTCTAGTTTCATTTACATCCTCATCAAATGTAATTTTGTCATAACTGTACGACAAAATGCTAATACTTTCGTCCGAAGTGTATCACGTTCAGGCGGCGCCTCAATTGACGGAGCGACATTATTCTTATCAATTTGTACATACTTTTCAATGATAGCTTGAAGAATAACACCTATTTCCACTTCAATTTTTTTTATATCGCGCTTTAAATTAACCCATCGGGGAGCAAACAACACATTATAATTAAAATTAAGTTTTCCATTTCCATCTTCATCTTCACCGGCAAATTCAATGTTCCCATAATTGAAGTGTAATCCCATATATGGTCCATCAGAAATTTCCACATAATGATCTCGGGGGTCTCCGGCAATTTCCGCTTCCGGGTATTTTCCTTTTTTAGGGTGTACAACAAAATCAGGCATTCTCGTATTCCTCACTAATGAAATCGTCTGTAAATTCAGATATCAACGAACTGTTTGAGATGGCATACCGTGTTTTAATCCATTCTTGAAATGTTGCATCTTTCATAATGGGCAACCA